TGGAAAGGGCACCTCCATGTGCCTTATTAATACTGACCTTCCAGATCAGTTTAGATTCCGGGGCCCATCCCCAGAAACTTTGAATAGCTCCACGTCTTCTTCCCGGAAAAATCTGGGACCATTTTTGTGAAGCTGAATTGAATTTATTTTGGAATGTATTTTTCGGAACTGAGACTCTGTCAGTCCCAGGTATTTAGCAGCATCAGGTGACTTGAGCCAACCTGGAATTGCTGCTCTTGTGGTGTTCATTTTTTCCCTCCATAGAAAAATTCTTGACATAATGTTCAAAAAGACACATAATGAACATTTTTAACTAGGCAACTTGTTTCCTACTTATTAATGATACTGAAGAGTGTTACTTTTGTCAAGTTATTTTTGTTAAGCAATTTTTAAACCATTTATTAAGGAGAGAGAAAAATGGGAAAAAAGCCAATTAATAAAAAACAAGTAAAGACAATCAGGAAAATGATTTCAGGCAACCCTCTTCACGAGCTGCTGCTGAATTTATCAGTTGACCTGATGCTAAGATCATCTGATCTTTTGGACCTGAAAGTTTCAGATGTTATGAACAGCTCAGGTTCAATCAAAACTGAGGTTAAGGTTAAGCAGAAGAAGACAGGCAAAACCACTCTCAGCATTCCATTAAGCCAATTGTCCCAGGATACAATTAAGGAGCATCTCTCAGGAAAAGAGCTCTCAGATTATATCTTCACTGGGAACAAATCATGCTACACCAGGAGGCCCATCACCAGTCATCAATATGCCAGGATTGTAAAAGCCTGGATGAGGGGAATCGGTATTGAAGACGTGAGCCATTACTCTACTCATTCAATGAGGAAGACTAAGGCCACTGTCATTTATAGTGAGACCCATGATGTTGAATCAGTAAGAAGACTTTTGGGCCAGAGCTCTGTTACAGCCACTTCTGCATATCTTGGTGTTTCTGATGAATCTGCACTCAAACTAGCAAAAAAATTCACTTTATAAAAGGAGACCACATGAGAATTAACCAATTTATCCAAAATAACTTGAACCCCATTACACATAATTTTTCAACCCTGCCAAAAATTATTTGTGCAGATGGGTTTTCTATGTCAGTACAAGTGGGAGGTTCCCTTTATTCAACACCTAAGAAAATAGCAAAAAGATATTCTGCTGTTGAAATTGGTTTCCCTTCTGAACATGAAATATTAATTGAGTCATATGCTGAATGTAGGTACCATGATTCACCATTGACTTCTAAAGAATGCAATCACCATTTATCAGATTATACAAAAACCATTTATCCTTATGTTCCTGTAAGAATAGTTGACAAAGTTTTGAAGAAACATGGTGGGATAGATTTGGCAAAAACATTAAAGAAGGAGAGAACATGAAAAACATAATCATCCTCATATCACTCTGTATCGCACCATTATTACTTCAGGTGCAACTACATGCAACAGAGTATAAAGTTGTCTGTAAGAGAGTCACAGGGTGTCCTGTAGTCAATGGAACATGCCCTACCTGTGAGATAGTGCAGAATGGGCAAATTAGGAAAAGCAGAGAGCAGGTTCACAGGGAAATTGATGAGTGGGGTAAAAGAATGAAGGAAGAGATGAAGTATGATTACTCTTCACTTGAAAATGATGATCCCTCAAAAAGGAGAACCGGGTGGGAATGGGATGGTCCTACCTGGAAGGGGTTGAGAGTTCTGTATTAGAACGGAAGATAAGACCCACTTAATAAACTCCTCAGGAATAAATTACTATCTTCATCCCCACTTACTGGAGAGAGTAGTCCTGAGGGGTAACCAGGGTAACCGGGTCTTGCACTCATTTGGCTTGCATCTAATGCCTGCTGAGTTTTTAACTGATTAACCACATTCTGGGCATGACTCCTGCCGGGTTGATTCAACATGTTACTCATACCTGCAGCAATATTGAGATCATCAACATTAGTCAGGAGTCTCTCAGGTGCTGTACCCCTAATCCTTCCTGCAGTCTCAAGTGCTTTCCCAATCAGTCTTGGCTTTTTCTCTGATGCTTTTCTTGCAGCCTGTTTTTTTGCAGTCCATGAATTGGTCACATAATTCTTACTTTTTTGATCAAGACTGGAAATGTGTTCAATCCTCTTTATAAATTCATCTGCAGTTTCCTGATCCTTAAACAATGCCCTAATCTGGTCATCTTTCCTTTTTGATAAAAGACCAAGTGTCTGATCTTGAGACTTCATAGATCTCCAATTAGGAACCTCAATCCTGTTATACAGTCCTAATGCATAACCTAATTTGTATGCTTTTTCACCTGCAGGGTATTTCCCATTTGAACTAAAATTCCTCAATTGACGTTTTATTTCTTCACCAGACATTGAGGCAGTTTTTTCTGCTTTTAATCCTGCATCAAAAGCCTCTGAATATTTAGGACCCCTTGACCATGCTTTTGTGGCAGTATTATAATCTGCATTTTGTTTCTTCAGGGTCTGGGTAATTTTATTAGTGATGTCATCAATATAGTCCCTGGTAATTTTTCCCACTAATTTTGCATTATCTCCTGCTCTTTTTTCAAGAAGTATTTTCCTGAAAGTATCCCAATGGAGAACAGTATAGTCAGCAACACCTCCACCTGGCATAAAGTGCCTGTCTGTTGCCATAGGAGGGAAATTGGGTTCAACAATACCCTTACTTTTCATTAATCTTGGGAGTGCCAACCGGGTTTCATCCCAGGCTTTTTTAACTAATTTACTTATTTCTTCATCATCTGCTCCAGGAGGTCTTTTTGATTTTGGGACACCTACATACTTAGGCCAGAATCTGCGAATCTCAGTCATTAACTCAGAGCTCTTAATCAAACTGGGATCTGCCTTATCATATGAAGGTTTTGCCATGATCCTGGACATTCTTTCTATCCATGATTTAACATAGTCCTCATTACTGACCTTCTTACCAAAATGTTTTTTGATTTCCTTAGTTGCCATATCAGGAAACATTTCTGACCTGTCCATATAGTTCTTTTGTAACTGTGAACTTCCTGCTCCTGGGACAGTTGCAGTCTGGTCAACTAATGCCTCACCATATGACTTCCTGCCAAAAGTATCCCCAACAGTTACTGTCCTATTAAGTTCAGGACTTAATGAAATCATCTCATCCATATTTTTCAGGATGTCATCTGTTGTGATTCTTTCTTCATTTGCAGCAACCAGTATTTCTCTCTTTACTTCCTTATCCCTGGCAGGAGGTAACCCTGTAATATTCTCCTCTCCTGATGCTCTTTTTAAATTCTGTATTTTCTGGACACCCTTTTCTAATGCCAGTCCTAAAGTAGGGCCTGCTACTGCTCCAACTGCAAGTCCTGTCTCTGCACCAGTCAATGCACCTTCTGCCCTGGGTTTCAGTCCACCTTCTGCCTGACCAGCACCATAGATACCACCTTCAACTGTACCTGCACCTGCACCAAGTCCGGCCCTTTTAAAAGCATTCATCACCCATTGCCCTTCTTTTATCATGCCAAGTTTTGGTGCCATTCTTAACAACTTGGCAGCAGCAAAACCTGGGACTGCAAATGCACCAGTCAATTCAGAAACAAGAGCAACTCCTGGGTTCTCTTTTTTAAATTTCTCAATCTCTTTCCTGACCTTTTTTAGTTCATCTTCATATGTTGTCTCTTCTCCTCCAGCTTCTGATATTCCAACTCTCATTAGTGCTTCAATCTCATCTGCAAAAGCAAACGTAGCACCCTGGGCAACCTGCCTGACAACTCCTCCTAGCATTTTTGCTACACCAGAATCTGCAGAATCTTCATAGTCTGCATCTGCCATTCTTGAAGCCATCTCAAACTCAGGAGTACCTGGTTGATACATCTCCCTGTTAACTGAGAAAGTATCAAGATCCAGATCAAATTTATTCTTGAAAAACTGCTTTATCCTTTCATTGGAATAGCCTTTTTTCTTTAACTTGTCATACCTTTTAATGATTCCAGTATCCATATTTAATCTGAGTCCTCCATCATCTCGTCATCAGAATTATCATCTAATACACTCCCTATTAATTCTGCTGTTGCTGCATCTGATTCAGGTAATTCCATATTTCTTATAGTATCAAAAGGATTATCCAAAACAGATTCCAAACTACTTTTATCAAACTTATAAATCTTTACACCTCTTTTAATATAACTATCCCTGATCCTTTTAAGATTAGGTTCTTTTGCAAGTAGAGAATCCCTGGCAGCCCGGATAATTTCTCTTCTTAATTGTGGTAGTAATATTTCACCATTTAGAGCTCTATTATATGCTTTCCATATTTTTTCCGGGACACCAACACCTGCATTTGCTGCAGTTGCATATTCAGATTCTCTTACAACAGAAGTTGGATCTAAAGATTTCATAAATGCAAATATCATTGCAACATCATTAAACCCCATCCTCCCATTTGGGTTTTCAGTACCTAATTTTTTAAGTGACAGTAAACTGGAAACCCCTTCTGCAATTTTCCTGTATTGAGGAGTAGCATTATACTTATCTGCTAAATTACTGTACTGATTCTGTTCAGTAACAGTTAACTTTTCATTTGGTTCAACAAAAGAATGACTTTCAATAGACCCATCAGCATTTAATTTAACTGCTAAATTATTTACATCAGTTCCCTGTACATTAAATTCCGGGTTATCTTGTTGTATTCTTTCCAGGGCTTTATTGCCAACTAAAGTAGTTTTAGTTTTTGAACTGGAACCACCTTTAAATTGTCCTACAAACTTTTTACCCTGGGTAATATACTTACCATCAGTACCTGGAACACTATGTATTTTTATTTCACCTGGTTCTATCTGTGAGATAATTTCCATTGCTGCTGAAACAGCTTTATTAGGATCTGCAGCAAACATAGTCTGGAGCATAGGGATAGTCTTTTGAAAGTCAGGTCTGCCAGTATTATTAATAGACTCCAGAACTGCAGGAAAGTTATCAATCATTCTCTGCTTATCCTGTTCTGCCTGAAGTACTAATTTCTGTTCCTGTTTAAATCTCTGGTTTTCTCTTATCTGTTTTTCCCTATCTGATAATGCATCATAGAAATCCTTCCTGGCACCATGCAGATTCTGGGTAGCTTGTCCATACTGTTGCATTCCTGCCAGTCCTGCTCTGCCTAACCCGGAAAGATCAATACTACTTCCACCAATCCAGGGGGAAACCCTGTCATCTGCAAGAAGGCTAAGACCTGCAGCAAGCAACCCCTGGGACATTGGGGATGGTCCAGTAACGTAAGGTTTTTTGTTACCTTCCTTATCTAATGCCCACTCTGGATATCCTAATAATGCCATTTAACCTCCATATATTTCCATACCCTGATTGACTAAACTCATCCAATTTGGGAAACGTCTATCTCTATTCCATCCTGTTTCTTCTCTTAGTAATTCATCTCCTGGTATCTCAGATACTTGTTTTGTTGGAGTTGGAGTATCTAATAAACCCTTTGGTCTTGAAAATTGATCATACCCATAATGTTGTGGAGCTTGTGTTAATGAGATCTCATCTGGATGACCACCACCAAAAGCCTCATAAAAGCCAGGGACCATTTGTGCATTCATAAACCTCTGCTGTAGAGGTGTTACTTCAGGGCCGGGAATTGACTCACCAGAAAAAGTCTCAAGATCTATACTATGAGGTGAACCAGGACTTCCTGCATACTGAGGTGGTGGTAAAATTGAATACCCTTGTAAATCTGAAAGTGTTGATTTATAACCTCCTCCTACTCCTTCTGGAGGTGCTTGGGAATAAAAATCTTTTATTTTTGCCTGTTCTCTCCATATATCATGTTGACTTGGGATATGACTTGTATATGGATCTTCAGAAGCAGATTCAATACTTTCTTGAAGTGAAGGTAAAAGGGGAGGATTTAACAACACCTGCATCTCTTGTTCTGATAAATCTCTAGGAGGTCTACCACTAAGTTTACTGGCTTGCAACATACCTTCCATTAGAGCTTTTTTCCGTTGTTCTGCAATCCTTTTTGCTTGAACATCACGATCTAAAAAATCATTTCCTAATAATCCATTCATATTATCTCCTATCCCCAAAGGTTAGAATCTACACCCATACCATATGCCCCTAGTCCTGTTAGGCCAAGTCCAAGTGCCTGATCAAACATTGATTGCCCTTGACCTGTCTGGGTAGAAGTTGATGATGAACCCCAACCTGGACTACCAAGAAAGTTTGTGTATCCTGCCAGTGCTTGTGGCATGAATTGTTGTTGCCTCACAAAATCCCCATAGCGTTGTCGGTCTCCCATCATTTGCAGTTGATCCTGGTACCTGCCCTGATCTCCAAACCTGCTTGCTAATTGCATTCTTGGAGAAATATCCTGGTAGCGTTGCAGCATATCACCCTGCAGTCCTGCAGTCCTGTATTTGTTTCCAATATTAAATTGGGTTGCTCCTGTTTCTCTATCTATATCCCTCTGCATTGCTGACATTGCCTGTCCTCTGGCTTGTCTATCTCTATCAGCAAGTTCCTTTTCCAGACCTAATCCAATTTGGGCAGACATTTCATCTCCTAATACATTATATCTTGCAGAAGCAGGACCTCCTGCATTAGCAGATTGTGCTCTGGCAGTATTTTTTATATTTGCCAGGTTACCCAACCTGGTTGCTCGTTTCTCTGCCAATGCCATTTGTTCATTAGGATCATAACCCATTCTATCCAGGTATTGGGCCATTGCAGGCCCCTGTAAAAATGAACCTGCTTGCATTTTACCAGGATCAAAACCTGCCAACTCCCCATATCTTTTTGTTGCCTGGTCATATATACCACCCTTACCACCATACTGGGTCTGCATTGCACCAAGACTGCCAGTGTACTGATTCATTGCAGCACTTGGAGCATGTGCACCAACTATTGGACCACCATATGCAGTTGGACCTTTATCCAGATAAGTTGTCCACCTTTCCTGGGCATCATCCATATGTGGTCTTGCTCCAGATGTCGTTCCGGAAGTGGCAGTTTGTGTTACTTCTGGTCTATTAAAAAGGTTTTGAACTATTCCTGGTATCATTATTCCTCCTTATTATACATATGGATTTGTGGAAGCAATTACTGGTCTTCCTGCAGAATCCAATCGTGTTCCTGTTAATTTAGTTACTGTCAGTTGGTCTGATGTATTAACTCCAAGTTTATACCATTCACCATCTGAATTTTTTAAACATATACTTCCAGTTTCCAAAAAGTTATCTTTATCAAGTTTAATATTCTGATCATCTGCACGTTCAAGTTGTACCTGAAGTTCAGTTTGTACTGCAGGTTTATATTCATTAGTAACAGGTGGTAATCTCATCTCCTGCCTCCTGTTGATATGTCTGCCCTGATTTGCCCCAGGGACCAATTCTGATCCCAACCTGATTCTACCCTGAACTTAAATCCTCTTCCTGTTTCCCTTACATCAGTATATCCATCTTCTGCAATTTCATAATTGGATGAGGTTGATTCAGTACCAGTTGGAGTCATGCTTGTTTTAAATTTCATTCTTAGTCCATTAGTTCCCTGGGTTGAGTCAGTAATCAGTTGGGTGATATGTGCAACATTATCTCCTGCATCTCCAACCTCCATAAAACCTGATTCTGCAAAACACAATCCTACATCTGTAGTGGAGTCTGTACCTGTAACTAACTTCCTGTCATAGTCTGAAACCTCTGCAATTGTCTGGGCAATCTGGGAAGTTGTCCTGGCTGCTGTGGATGCTTTCTGTTCATGTGCATATATTTTATTGTCATCTGCAATTGCAATTGGATCATCAAACACACCTGAGTCTACCCAGGCAGTTCTGCAGAGCTCTCCAATACTCCACCATCCTTCTTTATAGTTATATGTTGCATACTTCAGTATCTCCTCAGAATCTGCAGATGCATACCACCAGGTAACTTCAAAAAACTCCTGATTGACTGATGCATATATCTTGGAGTCCTGCACCCTGTTCATACTTCCAAACACATGGTCTGAAACAGAACATTCAAGTGGCTGGACAGTACCCTGATACTGGAAGAATCCACCAGGGCTCATCCAGAAAGCCTGGTCACCAACTGCAACCATACTCCTGTTTGAGATTGCTCCACATGCATCACCAATCTTCTTTCTCCCATATACATAAGGTGGCCCAACCCAGTCAATTGCATGTAAGTCTGTTGATGTCCAAATTAGGATTCTATCTCCAACAGTCTTACCTGCCATAATCTGACCTGATGTATCAATAAAGAATGAACCTGCCTGGTTATCTGTTGCTGCAGTCCAGTCAGTATTATCATCTGTATCAGACCACATAATCTGCCTGTTATTACCTGAAGCACCCAATGCAAACATATGTCTTTCCTTACTTACTAGCATTGCATAATTATTTACTGGTGCATTTGATATAACTGTTGCAACTGTTCCTGTTGGATTTGTTGCACTTGGGTTCCACTCATACAACTTTCCATCACTTGTTGACATTCCAACTAATTTTTCACCCCATAAATCAAATATCCAGGATGATGCTTCCAGAACCAGGGA